GACGACCACAGTGTGCAACATATTGTGTCCGTACCTAACCATGTGCGTGCGTGGCGGTCAGAGTTTTACCACCGCATTGGCGGGCATAATCCTTTATTGGACGTGTGTGACGACTATGAGTTGATTCTCAGGTCATATGCGAAGGGCACGTGGGAACACATTCCCGCAGTTTTGTATAAACAGTATCGGGGTAATACGACGCAGGATAAAAAAAACGCCCGAATACAAGAACTTGTGCCGTTGATTTATAAGCAATTTGTTTTGCTAAAATAGAGTAATGCAACTTAAACGTCCCTGGCCGCGCGGTCAACATATTCGCAGTAAATGGGGCATGAGGACCCACCCCATCACTGGTCGCCGTAAACACCACAGGGGTGTTGACGTAGCCTACCACGGCCCCATTTATGCTCCCGCTGATGGTGTGGTTGTGCATAAGGGTGCAGACTTAAACGAAACCACTGGTGGCGGTTACACGCTCATTATTAGGCACGACAACCCCCGAGTGTGGACCGCCTATTATCACCTGCGTCAACCCAGCCACTTGTTGAAAGGAACCCGTGTGAAAACAGGTGAAATTGTGGGTGAGACTGGAACCACAGGCGCTTCTACTGGGGTGCATTTACATTTTGAAACTCGTGCCGCAAGGACGTGGGGTACAGATTTTGATCCGATGCAAATATTGTCTAGCGAATATGCGGAAGAACACGATGAACGCAGGCAGAATGTTCCCACCAGGCCGTCCATGTTGAACCGTGTGTCTCCTGGTTTGAAAGCGTGGTCCAACTCGTGGATTAAACGTGGGGAGATGAGCTAATGACCGAAAATAATACGAACGGGGTGAGAGTTACAACTAGAGATATCTTCGACGAAGTGCAACGTCAAGGCCGCTTGTTGGACAAAATTGCTAACAGTTTGCCTGATACGGAGAAAGTGGTGGATGACCATGAGGGTCGTTTGCGTAAACTTGAAATGAGGATGGGGTGGATTTTCGGAGCGTTGGGTCTTTTGTCGGCACTGGTCGGGGTCTTTTCGGTAAGTCTGGGGTAATGAAACCTGACCCGAAGGACCGTTGGAAAGTTCGTCGCACGCTCACTCTTGGTGCGGTGGTGTTTGGTGCTGCGATGATTGTTGCTGGTGGGTTTGGTTTGTTCCAGGATCGTTTCACCGGGGAACTCGTATACGGCGGTGTCACGATCATATCCGCCGTGCTCGCGGCGTATCAGACGATGGCTACTTATGACGACAAATGGCAAGGTGTCCCACCAGGGGATGATGAAATAAACCCTGATGGGTAAATGCGTGTTCGCACATAAAACACCTGTTAAGTGTTGGTTGGGCCACGTTTTAGCAACGTTTATGCGTGTACGCGCTAGTTGCGTAGTTGCGTGTTAGCAATCATTGTTTTGCCCCGCATCCACTTGCCACAATCTTGACACTGATATCTTCGGTATTTACCCGTACCCGTCACACGCGTGCCTGCAATAACTACGTGTTGTGAACCGCACGCAACACACCTGTCAATACCGTCATCAACAGCAGTGTTGACGTTGGGGTGGTTGTCAATCCAAGGCCGCAGTTTTTCGTACAGGTCGATAAGTAGGTTGACGTCTTGCAGTTGGTATTCTTTCATTTTTTTCCACGCTGAAGGTTTGTTGTCCATGCAGTCTAACCACAGTTGGAATCCTTCGTGCTGTACTTTCTGCCCCACGCCAAGCATTTGGGAAACCCAGTCCAACTTGTTTGAAGCGAACTTGAATTTGCGTTTCGCTACCCGCATTAAATCAATTTCAATGTACGGGGACGGTGGGGCCATGCCTGCTTCAATAAATTCACGGTTAATGTGCTTTGTGTCGAATCCGGCACCGTTCCATGACAGCACAGCATCAGCTTCGTCAAGCAACGCATGAATACTGTCCAACATGGTTTGCTTATCTTGATGGTAAACCGATTTAAAATGCACTTTGCTTTGTCCGTACCAGCGCGCGCCGAAACACATTACTTGTTGCGGTTTTTCAATTTGTTGGATCGGTATAAAGTTGGGCCAAAGAGACCACGAGTACACTGTCATTGGTGTTAGTTCTATGTCCCACGCAAGAATTTTCACAAATCTCACCCTACCATAAGCAACATTCAACTGTTGGTTGAAATGGTAAACTATAATGATGGAAGAAAACGACATTGTTGACGGCGTGTACATCCCCACCGACCCCATGGATTTGCTGTCTTGCGATAGCTGCCAGTAAGGAAAATTATGGAAGATTTTGTTAAAGGTTTCTGGACCGCCGACCGTAGGCGTTGGCTATACCAGGTTGCGGTGGCTGCTGTGCCACTGATGATCGCTATTGGTTTCCTCACTGAAGACATTGCACAACTCGTCTTGAACGTCTTGGCTGCCGTGTTAGGTGTAGGCGCAGGCGCGATGGCGCTCACTAACCTCACTCCTGACAACGTGTACAAGTTGGCTGTTGAGGTTCCCGAAGATGAGCCGGGGGATGAAGATGGCGTATAAACCGGGTAAGAAAAAAGACAAAAAGAAGTAATAGTAAAACCCCCCAGGGCGTAAACTGGGGGGTTTTATTGTTGCGCGCCTTGCGGCTATTCCGAACGGTTGTCCGGAAGTTTTGCTTCCCGTAACGCTTTACGGGCACCTGTAATCACACCGGCAAAAAACCAGTACGACAAAATAAGTACTCCAATAGCTATGGGTGTTAGAAAAACCCATCCTAAAATTTCCCAAGGGTTCATTTGTTTCTCCTAATCGGGGTCTTTGTCCGGGTGTCACAGTAACACAATAAGTAACCGAAACGGATACAAAACGTCACCTGTTGACTTTATTCCGGATCGTCGTCGGGTAACGTGGGGGCGTTAAACCATTGCGATTCTTTCACCCCAGGTTGTGGGCGTCGTTGCGCAGCCCGCCAACCGGCAACAAAAATGTCACGGTTGTTGCTTGCATAACGTGCCACAGGGTCAGTCATCATGTCAGCACGGAAGTTGTTCCACGCTTCATCAATGTTAGACACTCGCCTCCTCCTTCCTGTACGGGTTGGTTTCATCGGTCGTGCGAGCTTGATCAAAAACCATTTCTTTAATCCAACGAATTTCTACCGGGCCACGCCACCCGCGTGCGGCAAGAGCGTCCACGATATGTTCACACACAGTGTTACCTGCGTGAATGCCACGGCCTTCAAGAATGCCGCTAATGGTTTTAATTGCTTCTAGTTTTTCTTCAACCCTGTCCATCTTCCAGCCTTTCTCATTATGTGTGATTTTTTCTAGGGGGTTGTTTACCATGTCCCGATATTACCTCCAATATGTTTCCAATGTGGGCAAATGTCTTTGGCGCATCATGTGAACAAACAGGTGAATCATTGCATCATTTGCGTCGCGACCGTCAGTGTGGTCAACATCTTTACCGGTAACCCATAAGTCGTTTTCTTTCAAAAAATCATCCCCGATGAGTGACTTATCTGCCGGGGTGTGCCAGTTTACCTGCGTGCCGAAATGGTCAAGCATGACTCCTTCGATGCGGACTGGTTCAGAGTCGGGGGCGAAGTTGCCACCACGGGGTTTGAAAGTTTCGCACACATAGTCAAGATGGCATTCGAGTTCTTCCCAATGTTCAGGAAAATTGTATGAACAGTCTGTTTCGACAATGTATTTACCGTCACGTGTGTCATGTAACCAGTCGCAGAAGCCGAGTGTGCCACCAGGTATGATGCCGGTGTAAACCACTTCGACAGGCATGGACACACTGTAACGTCCGATGGCTACACCGGTTGCCCTTCCAGGGTCTACGGCCATGACATAGTTGATGCTCATGGCTACCATCCTAGTACTAGTTTTCTAAGATGTATTTCTTCAACTCGGGGAACGTTACGTGATTGTTACCGGCTTTCATATAAAACTTGTTTATAAGGAAAACTTTCCCCGGTTTGGCCCCACCGATCCAAAAATATTCGTCAGTACTTCCTGGTTTAACTTTGCCGTTTTTTAATGTGCGTTCTTTTTCACGTACAACTGTGCGGGCAACTCTCACGTCCCAACCGTGTTTCGTGCCGAGTGTGATGGTTTGCCCCAGTTGGGTGCGTTTGTTTACCCTGTCGGTTGGAATTTCGTGCCACGCTTCAACTATTTCGTATTCTTTATCAGTAGACACCGGGCCTCGCAAATATTACCCTCGCGCCCATCTTCGAGGCACTGATGATGGCGATCGGGGCGGAAACTGATAGCACTACCCCAGCCCAGGCGCGTGGTTCGTCGAAGGCCCACTGCCAGTAGTCGAATGTGTGGAAGGCGTTAGCGAGGACGGCAACTCCGGCGAAGAATACCATTCCGGCTAGTGCCCCCCTGGAGTCTTCATTTTCCCTTGACTCGAGTAGCAGGTAGGCTACGAGGAATAGTAGGTACATGAGTTCGATGAAGAAGAAAAACAGGTACGCCATCCACCCTGTTGATAGGCCTACGAATACGGCTACTGCGGTGATGCCGTTGAAGGATACGATTGCGGATGCAACAAACGCAATGATGACACCGATGAGCCACGAGTTGAGTGTGAGTACTTGGTCTACTTGGATACGTGGGGCACGTTTTGCTTCTTGCGCTTCGTACCGTTGACGCCGTTGAATGTCTCGTTCGTTTTCGAACGGTCCTGGCGTGTAGGGGTCTTGTTTAGCGGGTATTTTCTGGAATGGCAATTTCTGTTACCTCACTTTTAAATATTTCGGACAGCATTTGTGCGACGCTCACTGCCCGCGGGTCGTGGTTTTCACCTGTTGCCCATTTTAATGCTTCGAGTATTGATTTGGGGTTGGGTTCGGGGATGAACGCATGGTCACATATGAAGTTTGGGCGTTCACGTAACGCAATGATGCGCCCTGGGGAGCCCGGGACGGCCCTTACGGGCTTAATAAGAAACGGGAGGCTTAATGACTCCTTCGCTTCTTTAAACATCGCCAAATCGGCTCCTGTGGGCGTTGACGGGTATATGGGAAGTGGTTTTATTTCAGCCAACGTCGCACCTCTTTCACTTCAATACCCAACATTTCCGCAATTTCTGCTTTGCTCAATTTGTGGTAATGGTATAGGCGCATGGCACGTATTTTTACTTTCGCTTCGAGGACACTGAACTCGTAACGTTGCTGCCTGTATTCGTCACCAAGTTTGATGAAGTTGTTGCGCACGACTTGTTCAATGCGGTTCTCTTCCCATTCCCGCGCTACTTCGTCAAGGGTGTCTGCGGTAATGTTTTCAATCTTGATCGGGTCCATAATGTTCCTCCTCCACCATGTCTTCCATTGTTTCAATCACGTTGACAGCAAACTCTAGCTTTTCAGCCAAGGCTTGCTTTTCCGGAGTGATTTTCCCCAAGTATGTTGACGCCCACACGTCACCAAGGCTTTGCTTCATCCTGCTAGCAGCTTCAGGCCAGTTCATTGTTCCTCCCGATTTTCTAAATATGCAAAAAATTCTTCCGCACTAGTAAGTTCTTCGTAGTCATCCGGTACGCCGACAGTATACCCACCGGCCCGAAAATAAACATCCCCACCATCGAGAAAAGATTTCCCACAGGCGCATTCTACAAAGTCGTGACGATGTTTGGATTCCATAACACCTAAGCATTTATAACATACTGCTTTTGACACTACAATTCACCCCTTCCTTCGATAAAAACCGTACCACTTATAGTGCATAAGCTATATTCTACCGTGAAACCTAAACCGTTACACATACGGTGCATGTGTGAAGGTTTTGTCGGCGTTCAACTACTTTCTAATTTTGTCGGCGTTCGACGTCACAATACAAACAATAGTATTCGTTTTGATGTTCGCTGTGCATCAACAGCGCCCCACATCGGGTGCACGCAAACGACTTAAACCAACGATCCTCCACCAAATCGTATTCCCAAAAACAACCACAACGCACACACTTAAGAATCACATCATTAGTCATTCTTCGCTGAGCACCAAGGCTATGCAAACAATGCGGACACAACATATGCGGTTGACTCATCAACTCACCCCCGCCATATTTTCGTGCAAACCAAACAACACATCAGGCATCACATCAGCCAAAGAAGCATTAACTTTCACATCAGCGACATCATCCAACAAAGTTCGCCCCCTATTGATTACCACAACAGGGCCACCGCGACGTCGCACATCCATCACCAACGGTGTCGCAGTACCAACAACCATTGACGTACCCAACACTAATACGGCGTCAGAATCTTGCGCATACTGGTCCGCCATCATGTACTGATCCGCCATAATATAGTCACCAAAAAACACAACATCAGGTTTCAAAAACCCACCACACTGGTCACACATAGGTTCCACAAAAGTTTTCGCAACCACACGTTTACCAGTTAACAGTTTCGGATTCAACGACCACACTTTACTGACCACATCAAACTGGTCAAACTGTTCATCGCACGACATACACGAACTAGTGAACATGTTCCCATGAACTTCAGCAACATTCTGCGAACCCGCCAACCCATGCAACCCGTCAACATTTTGTGTCACCACACCAATAACAACACCCACATTTTCCAACGACGCTAAAACATCATGCGTAACGTTAGGTTCAGCATCAGCCCAATCCTCCCACTGGCGGACGGCGCGAATCCAAAACTTTTTCCGCCAAATAGGATCATCCTCAAACTTATCCGCAAACAACGGAAACTTAGCCAACATGCCCCTACCGCGGTAATCGGGAATACCCGAATCAGTACTCACACCAGCACCCGTCACCACAAGAACATTACGCCCCCGTAACACGTCAACAACTTGTCCTACCTGTTCAACTCTAACCATTTACCATCCTTCCCACTAATTTCACGCACACGCCCCTGAGAGGTAAGAGCACCAATAACTTCTTGAAGCTCACGAACACGCCACGCCTTAAACCGGCGATTAACAAACTCTAACTTTACCTTATTGTCCCGCCCTTTCACAAACTGTTCCACAAGGTCACAGTTGCGTTCAAACTCAGACGAACTAATCTGCTCCGCCACAATAAACAAATTCTTCACCCACTCCTCAGCAAAAGCAATAGCTTTCACCACATGTGTTTCAGTTGCCACATCCACACCATCAGACAACGCCAACAAAGAAGCACACTTACGAATAGTGACACCCATACGCACCAAAGACGGATTAATGATGTCCCAATTTTGGTCAGACCTTGGCACAATGTTCGCCAAATCCCACTTCACCTGAGTCATCCGCTCCGCACCCTCCTTACTGATACGAATAGGGATAAACCCTGTAGGAGTATTCGAACGAAGGCGACGTTTCTTTTCCGCAAACTCTGCCGCCCACTGTCGAGCCATCGGTTCAAACCCGAGCATAATTTCTTTACCGTCCGAATCTTCCTCCTTCACAGCCTGCTTCGACAGCGTACGCGGTTCACCAATAGACCACATAAACCGTGCCAAAAACCCAGACTTAAACATGTCACGGTTCAACGCTTGAGTAATTTCTTCAGGCGTGCCCATCAAATGCATCAAAAAAAACGTTTTCGCACTCTTCTCAATGTCTTTCTTACCCACACGCAACATGGGAGGCACAGTACCGTCATACAGCAACGCCAAGTCTTCCATCATCCCCGACGTCCAATCCTGCGTACTCCACTGCTTAAACAAGCCGTGGGCTTCATCCTTCATAAAGATGGACACTTTGCCGTCACGTTCCTGCAACTTCTCACCAAGAGCATTAGGGGACGCATTACCCCCCAAATTGTAACCAATGTCCTTCGGGAACATTTCATCCAACACTGACCGCATCAACTTCAAAGCCTGCGACTTACCTGTAGTTGTTTCCCCCAAAGTCATCGTATACAAATTCAAAGACTCCGGACCAGACTTACGAGGAATGAAAGCAACATCACTAAACGAAGCAGACAACACCAACCACGCATTAAGACGATCGTACGGTGCGTTCTGTTTAGCAACCTTCGACTTTGCCCACTCCACATACCGGTCAATCCAACACGTATAATCATTCGCCTGTGAACGTTCATCATCGGCCAGTAAAGACAAAGCAGACTTCGCAGTAGACTCCTCCTCAGGAGGTTCCTGCATCAACCCCACTTCCCACTGAACATCCAACCAAGCTTTATTCGCCTCAGCCAACAAACCATTAAACCCACGAGGGTCCTCAGCAGACCACTTCCTCGACACCGGTGCCGACCA